GGATTCTCCGAGGGCTTTGGCGATGGCATCTTTAGCTTTCGAGGTGTTAACGTAGACACATGCGCGAGCTTCTAAATCCAGCAGCGCTTCCAGTAATTCTGGTGCGGAGGCTATCAAATCCTTGTTGGCCTTGTTATGGAAAGAGTGCCCACCTCCTCCGACAATAAAATCCTTATTGCATAACACAGCCCCATCCCAAGACCACGGCCCCGGCGTACCTTTAAATTCTTTCATCTTCACCACCTCTAACATTTATTGTTGTTTCTACGTCGCTAACTATAAACGCCACTTCAATCTACGTCAACATGAATATGCTAAAATCATGCTAACCAAACAACAGGGGATTTAAACATGGGTTCAACAAACGGTCCGTCTCGCTCTCGCGCTGCTGGCAATACCAAAACCGGCGGCAAAACTGGCGCAGTGAAGCCAAACGGCTCCACCCGTTCACCATCGCGCGGTAAAAAATAATGTTCGGCGCAGATGTTGCCATCATGATCATGTATGTGCTGGGTTTTGCCTGCACAGGCATGATTGCGTTTCTGGTGTTCATTCCGGCAATGGTGATGTCTGTGTATCTTGGATGGGTGCTTGTTGATTCATTTTCCGCCGAATATCTGTATTACCTTGCGCAGTCTATGGTCTGGTTGTTTCCGGCTATTGCGCTGCGCAAAAGTACAAAGATGGCGCTCTGCGTGCTGACGATGAGCCTTTACGAATGGCTGGTAGCGATAGAGTCATTCGTATGGGAATTTATCACGCCTGTAGAAACGCCGCTTCATGCGCAGTACGCATTTATTATTATCGGCATCCATCTGCTCATCCTTTCCATCACTTTTAAATGGGGCGGCGAAATTGGACATTATTCTTGGCGTGGTCGCCATTGTTTTTTCGCTGATTCAAATCTATAAGTGCTGGAAACATATCATCAGCGAGACACGCAATGAACGGGACACTAAGGCAAGTCGCAGAGCAAGTTATAAGCGGGACGACGGGGCAGGTGATTGACAAGGCCGGATACGCTTCTATTGGTACTGGTATCGGTCTGAAAGTTGCAGAGCAAACACCTGTCACGCAATCTTATTTTGAGGCGATGATTCCACACAGCCTGACAGAGTGGGCGGCAGTAGCGTCAATCCTCGGAGCTCTGTCTCTGGTAATAAAGAATCTGTTTGAAATGTGGTGGAAAGTACGGGAGTCAAAGAAGAATGACAGCACCAACACCTGAAGAATTAGTAAGCCAGATGGCATCCCGTGGAATGACTATCACCACAACGGATGCGTCTGGCATTCTGTGTCTTGTGGCATCAATCAGCGAGTGTCTTGAACTGAACTATCCTAATGATGAATGCCGACAAAATGCGATCATGCTGTGGGCTTCCATCCTGATTAGCGCAAATACCGCAGGGCGCTACGTTACCAGTCAGAGCGCACCATCTGGAGCATCACAATCATTCGCGTATGGCAGCAAGCCGTGGGTGGCGCTGTACAATCAGATGAAACTACTGGACACAGCCGGATGCACTGGCGATTTGGTGGAAGACCCTGACGGAAGCGGTAAGCCGTGGTTTGCGGTTGTGCGCGGGAGTAAGTGCAAATGACTTCGCTTGCTAACTGGAGCTATACGCAGCCATGCACCATCTGGCACAAGACCGGAACCGACAAGTACGGAAAGCCGACCTTTGGCGCGCCAGTGAGCATCATGTGTGATTATGGCTTTAACGATGATGTATCGACTGACGCGAAAGGAAATGAGATTGTGCAGAAGAATACTTTCTGGACAGAATACACTGACGCTAACGTTGGCGATTACATCATGATCGGCACGTTAACAGAAGCTGACCCGCTGGCGGCTGGCGCAAACCAGATTCTGAATGTGATTAATTATGGTAATACGTTCAATCGCGCTGAGCCACCTGATTTCGTACTGGTGACATAATGCCAGCGAAACTAAGAGGCATCAAAGAGGCAATAAGACAGACTGAGCAGATTGTCGGCACAATTACAGCCGAAAAGGCAGTAAGGGCGATTAAGAGTGCCAACTTTATCATTCGCACAGAAGCGGCAACAATAACGCCAATTGATACTTCCACCCTTATCAATAGTCAGTATGATACGGTGGAAGTATCTGGAACGAGAATAACAGGGAAAATAGGTTATTCAGCTGATTATGCTCTATATGTTCACCGTGCTCCGGGGACACTAAAAGGGAAGCCGCGCGCTCATTTTGGCAAAACCAGTAACAGGTCAGAGTTCGGCCCGAAACAGGTTAAGGAATTTGGCGGCGGCTCACTGACAGGTAACTATTGGGACCCAAATGCCGAACCGCAATTCCTGACCAAAGCGGCGCAACGCACAAAAGACCTTGTTGATGGCGCGATTAAGAAGGAGATGAAGCTGTGAATATGCTTGAACTGGTTGATGCATATCTTCAGGATGCAGGATTGTATGATGGCTGGACTTCGCAGTTGCAGTTCTGGAACGACACCGGAGATGGCAGCGAGCAATTTATTGTTCTGCAATCCAATGGTGGCACGCAGGTGATGGATGGACTCGGTGGTGATTTCTATTTCTCGTTGTATATTGTCGGCAAGCAAGGTCAGTACAACGTTGCTGATGTTGATGCCAAAGCTCTGGAGATTATCGAATACATCAAAACGCACCCTATTGATTCATGCGTTAACTACATCCAGTTGCAGGCACCGCTCGGAAGGCCGATGTTGACGGAAGAGAAGCGACCTGTGCATGAGTTGCTTTTGCGGGTTGTGAAATAAATAAAGCCGCACGAAGCGGCTTTTAATTTGTCACACCATGCAGGACTCGAACCTGCAACCAATAGCTTAGAAGGCTACTGCTCTATCCGTTGAGCTAATGGTGTTTAATTTGGTGGACACGGACGGATTTGAACCTTCAATCAGCCGATTATGAGTCGGTTGCTTTAACCAATTAAGCTACGCGTCCATAAGTGCTGGTTTAAGCATTGCCAGCGTGCTTTCTTAATATCCAGCCCGTAACCCATACATACCCCTACATATGATTGCGATAATGCTGGATATTAAGTGTTGTGGTGGCCGGTGCTGATCTCCGGCATAAGGCGCTTATTCGGCGGCGTCGAGCTTGCTTATTCGCTTGAGCCATCCTCGTGAGTCAGCCACGTCCCACTGCGCATCAGCCTGCGCATTCACCACAACGGAAAGAGCACTGATGCGCTCACTTGGGACTCCTTAGCCATAACCCACGGGCTTCTGGTACACCAATGCTCTTACCTGTTGTGTGCCCATTATTAATCACACCGGGCCAGTGCGCCGAATTTGTTTACAAGGAATCGGAATACCTTGCTGACTTACAGGCTATTACGCCGCCATCAGAACAACATCATCGTTTGCATTTATCTTTGTGGTCAGTTTCTAAAAAGTCCGCAAAGTCGCTCACGAAAACCATCTGAAATACAATCTACACCACAAAATAATCGATGTCAACACCTGTGATATAATCACCGCGTTAGCAGCTAACACAATTCGGAGATCGAAATGGCTATTTGTGCAAATGATAAAGGCGTTCTGGTCGGTCGCATGACCCGACTGTTCCTTGCTGAAGGGTGCGGTGACGCAGTTCCTGAGGCCGGAGACTGGAAGTATTTAGGCTCAACCACCAGTAAAGGCGTTGACTACTCGCCGCAGACTACTACGTCGGAAGCGGATACCGCTGGCGGATTTGTTTCCACTCTCGTTACCAGCTCTGACATGACCATCAGTGCAGAGGTTGAAATCCGCAAAAATGACCCAAGCGATGAGTTTGGCTTTCACCGACTGGTTGAGATTTACGCCACTGAACTGAAGGCGCGTCGCCAGCCTTCTTTGTGGGTGCGTCAGGTTACTGGTGCAACTATCGTTACCGCATACTGCAACATCACCAGCATCAGTTACGAAGGTGGCACGAACGACATCGTGACTGGCAGTCTTGAGTTCAAGGTTTACGATTCTGACAGCGTTACCGTTGAAAGCCTTGAACCTCTGGCATTCACTACCGACCTGCAATCGACTGGCACTGCTGGCAGCCCGTTAACCGTTGCTGTTGAAGGCGGTGTTGCTCCTTACACTTATGTATGGCGCAAAGATGGCGTGGTGGTTAGTGGTGAATCAGGAGCATCACTGTCAACCCCCACCGCTGGCGTGTATACAGTTACCGTCACTGACTCGTCTACTGACCCTGAAATTATTATCAGCACGGCGTGCACTGTATCCTAATAAAGAAAAAGCCCCGAAAGGGGCTTTGTTTTATTCTTGTGGTGGCTCTGGGAGTGGCATCCAGTGGGATGGTTTCCACGAAGCGCCTGGAATTAGCCACCCGTCATCCGCGTCAGGACGCCCAGGAATATAAGTAGCCCACTTAATACGCCAGTCGCCTTGATGGCCGAACTCTGTAGCTACAAGAACGCCTGTCATTTTTGGAGGCATCAGCTCACTGCATTTAATCCACTGACTCATATCACCTTATCCTCATCAAAAATCACACCAATCACGCGGAGTAAGTCTTTCGCCATTCGCTCTGCTTCTTCGTAGTCATAACCCGCATCAACATACAAATCAGTGTAGAAAATCAGGTCAGCTTTTGTTTGTTTGTTCATGGGCAATCCTTACATCCCTTGCTTTTCACACAAAGAAACAGCCACATCACGCAATTGCTCTTTTGTCATATCCTTGCGTGCATAAACCATTTCTACGATAGCAAGGCCGATTATTTCTGCTGATTCGTTGTTTTTTGCAGAACCTTTTACCACCACTTCCGCAAGATTCTTGCTGATACCGTTGTCTCGAACATCGGCAGTGTTCATGGCAATTTCTCCGATGTTTTTGCATATATCGGAAGTCGCACTGGCGGCAAAAGAAGAAGCCAATAGTACAGATGCAATCAACATTTTAATTTTCATAACTCACCTCATTTATTCATCACTCGTTTCGATGGCTTGAATCTACATCACCACCTCGCAGGTGTCAACATCACCGAGATGATATAATCAACATCAGTCAAATTCAGGATGCAAAACATGAGCAATCGCACGCCACTAACAGAAATCGGGGAGATGCGCATCTCGCTTTCTGACAGGAGTTTTTTCTTTAAGCCATCATTCCGAGCCATGAATGAAATCGGCACACCAAAAGAAATCGTCGAGGTGTACGCCAGACTCAATGGCATTGATTATGTTGCGCCGTTGCAGCACGTCGAATACCTGCCATTTGGCGCGCAGATGCAGGTTATGAAGACTATCAGTAAGCCTGCGTATGGTCGCCATGTACTGAGCGCGGCATATATCGTCATGCAGTCATGCTGTGAAGATGATATCTCTGTGCTGATTGGTGGATGGAAGCCAACCCCGCGAGGCGTGCGATATGTTCCCGGCATTATGCCAGTGAGCGACATTATTATTATTGCGCGCAATCTGATGCAGCACGGCATCATTGGCAAGTCACCACTCAAAGTGCCTGAGCGACTGGAAGAGCAAGGCAAGAAAACCACAAACGAGTTTCATGCGTCGCAATACATCATCTCAGCACGCACGCATTTCGACATGACGCGCGATGAGGCCGAAAACCTGTCCATGACAGAGTTTCAGATGATGATTAAGAATAAATATCCAGAGCCGAAAGGGTTAACGAAAGAAGAACGTGCGGCAGAGTACGACCAGGCTAAAGCAGACCGTGAGCGCATGAAAGCACTGGCTGAACGCAAAGCGAAAAAAGCGAGGAATACATAATGGCTGAAGAAGTCGGTGGGATTGTCTACGAAGTCGGGATGGATGTATCCGGGCTTAAAGCAGGAGCAAGCTCAGCGGAATCAGAGTTATCAAAATTTGACTCCGCTGTAAGTGGCTCCACGAAGAATTTAAATAAACTTGATGGTCAGGCTGACTCAGCCGGAAAGGCATTCTCTTCCCTTGTTTCCGTGGTTAAAAGCATTGATGCCACGCTAAGCAAGATGGCGGCATCCAGTGATGGTGCGGCAAGCGCTGTCAAATCAACATCGCAATCTGCCGAGTCAGCCAATCAGGTTATCGACGCTCTAAATCAACAACTCGCCATGATGCAGCAGCAACAGCAACAAGCCGCTGTTTCTACTGGCAGACTGGAAACCTCAATTAATGCTGTTACGACTGCTATTCGTGAGCTTGGTACATCTACTGGCGGCGCTGGCGCAAGCATATCTGGCACAGAAAGATTAATTGAAAGCCTCGGTAATCAGGTTGCAATTCTTGAAGAGCAAATGGAAAACGGCGCGAGAAGTGCGGCAATTCTTGCGGCGCAACTCAGAGCTGGAGATGGCGCAACTGATGCGCAAAAGGCCAAGATTGCTGAGCTGACTGGTAGACTGTACGACATGAAAAACGGTACAGAGTCGGCTGGCAAATCCACAAACGGTTTCAGGAACGCACTACAGCAGGGTGGCTATCAGGTTCAGGACTTTATTGTTCAGGTTCAGGGTGGTCAGTCTGCGCTTGTTGCATTCAGTCAGCAGGGTTCGCAACTTGCATCTATATTCAGCCCTGTTGCTGGCGCAGTGTTAACAATAGCGACAGTTATCGCTGGCTCACTGATGGCCTCGCTAAGCAATGGTAAGAATGCCATTGACGCCATGAAGGATGCCATTTCTGCAATGGATCAGGTTATCAGCGTTTCAAGTAATGGCGTGGCAGCATACTCAGATAAGTTTGCAGCTCTAGCAAAAGCCAACACAACTGTTGCAACACTGATGCGCCAGCAGGCTCAACTTGAACTGTCCGCTGCACTATCCAAAGTATCAAAGGAAGTATCAAAAGCATCCGGTGAGTTCGTCACCTTTGGCGACAGACTTTTCGCATCTTTTGCTGGTGCAAACGTCAGCGTTAAATCTTTCAACGATTACCTATCAATGCTGAATATCACCACCAATGATTTCAGCGAGGCAATGAAGCAGGCTGCATCTGCCGGACTTGCCGGGCAATCTACGATGAATAACATGATTGCTACCGTTGGCGCTCTGGCAAGTCGCTTTGATCTGACCGACCAACAGGCTTTTGAATTTGCTAAACAGCTCTCTGAAATTGCTAAAAACCCAAGCAATGAAAAACTTAATGCTTTAATTGTTACTCTGCAAAAGGTAGGTGAAGGCCAGTCATCTGGCGCTCAAAAAGCCAGAGAGTATGCTGCTCGCCTGCTGGAAATTGCCACCACAACAACTGACGCAACAATGCGCCTGAAAGCTCTTAAGGAAATGACGGATAGCCTGACATCAAGTCAGGACAGAGCGTTGCAAACCGCTCGCCAGACGCTGTTTATTGAGAAGCAAACTGGCGATGAAAAACTAAAAGCTCAGGCTTGGCGTGATGCTGAGGCGCAGGGGTTAAAACAAAACACCGCCGCTTTCCGCGAATACTACAACGTTCGTCTTGAAACGTATCGCCAACAGGAAAGAAACGCTCAGGCGGCAAAAGATGAACGTAATGCAAACAACCAGCTAAAAACGGAATTAAAGCAACAGGAAACAATCCAACAGAAATTAAATAAACTTCGTGACGAGGCATTGCTTGCTGGTCAGGCAGAATCAACAAAGGAACTCTCCCGCGAACAGGCAATTCTCAACGCGCAACAGTCGCTTGGCAAGGCTGCCACTCAGGAGCAAATAAAACTGGCTGGCGAGTACGCTGCGAAGATTTGGGACCAGAAGAATGCGCTGAAGGAGCAGGCAGAAGCGGAGAAAGAAAGGCAGCGCGTAGAAAAATCATATCAGGGATTACGTGCCATTGCGTCGCCAACGACTGGCATTGACAGTGAATACCAGCAACGCATGGCTGACCTTGATGCCTACGCCGCAGCATATCCGCAAAAAATCACGGAGATTGAACAGACTCGCGCAGCAATTGAAGCACAATACCGCCAGCAGAGAATGGATGCCATGTGGGCTGAATGGCAGCAGCAAAGCCTTGGGGCGCAACTGTTCGGAACCGCACTGGATTCCGCGATGAGCACAGCCTCAAACAGTATTACCGGATTGCTGACAGGTACAATGAGCGTTCAGGATGCCATGCGTAGCCTCGGCTCTACGGTGCTGAACTCTCTGGTAAATAGTTTCGTCGAAATGGGTGTTGAGTGGGTTAAATCTGCCGTGATGGGTGAAACTGCACAGGTTGCGGCAACAGCGACAACCACAGCGGCGCAAACGGCAGGACTGGCAACCACAACAGCAGCATCGACGGCGGCGGCAGCCACCACTACGGCGGCATGGACTCCAGCAGCAATCGTAGCATCAATCGGCTCATTCGGCGGGGCGGCTGCAATTGGGGTAGGTGCCGTTCTCGGGGCGCTGGCGATGGGAATTGCTGGCAAGCGCAAAAATGGCGGACCTGTTAGCGCAGGAAGCATGTACGAAGTTGGCGAGAATGGCTTGCCTGAGATATTCCAGGCGTCCAACGGTCGCCAGTACATGATTCCAGGGAACGATGGCTCGGTTATCAGCAACAAAGACCTAACGGGCGGTGGCAGTGGCGTTGTGGTTTATAATAACGTGATAAATAACAGCTCAGCGCAGGTCAGCAGCAGCGCCAGAGATAATGGTGACGGCAGCGTGACGATTGAGACGATTGTTAGTGACATAGAAAACAACGGCGCGATAGGGCAGGCTATTTCAAGAAATTACTCAACAAACCGGAGGGCAACCGAATAATGGCTATCATCAAATACCCTGACTGGCTGCCGCTCGCACAACGCGCCAGTAAAAACCTGACACAGCAAACCCCATTCCGCAGTGACCAGCCTGCGGTTGGCGCCCCAATTTTCCAGAAGCTGACAACTGACATTGCGGCGACATGGAGCCTGACGTGGATTTTTACACTGGCGGAGGAGCGTGCATTTATCCAGTGGTTGCGTAGCGAGAGCTACCTCAACAAATGTAACAACTGGTTCACCATGATGATTGACCTCGGCGGCAGCGGATTGCAGGAGCAGACGCTGCATTTTACCGATTATCCGGTGCAAACCAGCATTGATGGTGGTGTGGTTACGTGGACTGGCAATGTTATCGCTAAAAAGCTCAATAACACGATGGATGAGTTTGATGATGTTCTGGTTGAACTTGATTACAGATGGTTCGGATGGCTGGATGAAGTCGTTAACCGTGACCTGCCGGAGTATCAATAATGCCATCATTACGCGATTACAAAGCAAAGCGCCCTAACTGGGCGTTATTCGACACGATAACGTTTTATCACTCGTCATTTGGTTATGTGCGACTTGTGGCCAACGTACTGGATGAAATGGTGCTTGGCGGAGAAACATACCTTCCAGTGCGCATGGACATCACGCAGTCTCAGCAGTCGAATACGCCAGCCATTAACGCAACCGTCAAGTTTGCACGTCTGGCTAATGACTTCAAGCAATATATGAAATTGTGGACTGGTTCAGGTCGCATTGAGCCAATCAGCGCACTGTATCAGCGATTTGAAGAGACTGACACGAACACACCACTGAAGCCATATCGCCTGTATGTCAGCGATGTGGCTATGGATGGTTCTGACGTTACAGTAACGCTGTCAATCAAAAACCCAATCAAAGGAAACGTAGCGAAACTTTATGACATCGCTCAATTCCCCGGACTGCGTAATGTCTGATGAAGAATTTGCGCAGTTGATGTTTGGCAAGCCATACAAAGACAGGTGTTGCCATGTTGACGCCGTAGATTGTTGGGGGCTGGTGGTACTTTATTACCGCCTGTGCCGTGGCATCAACATTCATCATGACGACAGCTATGACAAAGGCGGTTCTTTTATTACCTGCTTCGATAGCGAAGTTACGTACTGGCAGGATACGCCATCACCAACAACAGGTGACGTTGTTGTGGCATATCGCGGCAATATTCCTGTGCACATCGCCATGATATGGGGGCGTGATAGAATACTCCATGCACGAGAAAAAACGGCAGTCAGGTTTGACCGGCTGCGAACACTCGAAAAAATATCAACAAAGTTAAGGTTTCTCACCTATGCCAGTAATTCATGTTCAGAAGATGCCGGGCACGCCAAAAGAAACTGGGATTGTGCCAGCTGGTACAAATCTGTGGAAGTGGCTAAATAAATCAAATCTTCCTGCCGGCATTTCAATTGCGGTAAATGGCAGAGTGCTTGGTGAAGATGATGAGCTTTCATTCTGCCTGCAAGATGGTGATGTCGTCAATGTTTATTGCCAGCCATCCGGCGCAATTGGCGACCTTATCGGTGCGATACTGAAGCCAGTAACGAAGATTTTCTCCTTCCTTACGCCGAAGGTATCCACACCAAAAACGGATACCAGCTCAAAAACATCACCAAATACCAGCCTGAAAGCGCAGACGAACATTGCGCGCAACGGCGAGGCGCGACCTGATAACTTCGGGCAGATTCGCGCGTTTCCTGATTTGCTTCAGGAATCATTATTCGAATACATTAATAACATTAAATACGTCACCGAGTTCATGAACTTTGGCCTTGGTAAGTATGATGTATCATCCGTGCGTTACTCGGAATCAAACCTCGGTTCACTGGCTGGCGCGAGTTACACCATTTATCAGCCTGGAGAGGTTATCCCTGTCGTGTATGAGCCTTATGCATTTGATGACGTTGACGGTCAGGAACTGTACGGGCCAAACGAACTTGATACCGACCCGCCGCCAGTGGTCATCGAAACGGCAACGACAACCACAGTCACAGAAACAGAATTTGCTGGCGGTCAGATTGCCGTCAAGATACCGAAGGATTCAGCATTTGATTACTTCGTTGACCTAACCATGCCTCATGATGTGGTATTTAAGCTGAATATCACTTACGCACAAGGTGGCGGCGCATCTGTCACCGAAAACGTCACGCTATCAGGAAGACTTGTGTCGGCAACAGAAACTGATGATGGTGGATTGCCACCAGCAAACTACTGGTACACATTTATTATTAACAGCATCAACTACTCAGGCGCGCCAATATCATCACTGAATGGCGTGACGATTAATAACACCTATTTCAATCTGACAGATAACCAGCCGATTGTTTCCGGTCCGTACTTTTCACCGATTGATGGTGATCAGCTTTGGGTGCACCTGCAACACCAGACCAATGACGGTAATGATTTCAGCGTATTCATTGAGTGGTGGAAGATTGATGACGATAACGTTCAGATTCCAGGAACATATCAGTCGATGAACTATTATCAGGATGTGGACAGAAACGACACGTTCTACTACACGATCAAGTTAACACCATCGGCAGGCACCGGTCGCTATGCGATTCAGATGCGACGAACAAACAACAGTTCCGATACGTCAATCCTTCAGCTTGAGGAAATTCACTCAATAGTCACGCGTACTAACGTCTCATATCCAGATGATACGGTGGTTAAAGTTGTTGTACGCGCCACAGAAAATGCAACAGGAAGCCGTGACAGGAAATATAATGCACTAATAACACGCCACACCATCGGCTATAACCGTAATACTGGCACTGTTCGCTACACACTTGCGCCTTCCCGTAGCTTTGCTGATGCTGTTCTGCATAACTGGCTAATTACCGCTGGCAACCCAGAAAACACAATTGATATCGTGAAGCTGTATGAAATTGCCGACAGTCTTCATGATGAGCGTCTTGGTTATTTCGATTACACTTTTGACGATGAAGATAAGAGCATCGGAGAGCGTCTGCAAACAATCTGCGATGCAGCCCGTGTTACTGCATTCTGGGATGATGGCGTAATGAGCTTCTCTCGTGATGAAAAACGAGAATATCCGGCAACTGTATTCAACACCAGGAACACACAGAGCGATGGCTACAAACTGAGTTATGATATCAGCCTTCCAGGCACTTACGATGGCGTTAACGTCGAATATCGCGACCCAACAACAAATAAGCAGGCTAACGTTTACTATCGCATCACAGGTAGCGGAATAACAGAAGGTGAGCCAACTAAAGCGAAGAAGTTCGATATGCTTTATGTTCGCAATCGCTATCAGGCTGTTGACCGTGCAATCCTTGAGTGTCGCCGCCTGATTTATTCACGCCGTAGCATGGAGATTAAGGCGCTGGCAGATGGTGAGTGGGTTAACGTCGGTGACATGATTCAGGTGGTAGATATGTACGATGATGTGCAACAGACCGGCGTTATTGAAGCACGCAACGGGAACGTATTCACAACCAGCGAGCAGCTAACGGCTGATGATAATCTTTATGTTGTGATTACCAGTTCTGACGGCAGCGTGTCAGACAGATTGCCAACAACAGTTACTGGACTTCATACATTCACCTGCAACCTGCCATCTGATTTCGCGTTGAATATATGGGATGGCACAAACGTACAATCTGAATCTCGTTACGTGCTGAGCACGGAGAAGGAACTTGATACTACTCTATGGGTTGTCAGTCAGAAGAATCCAGGGAGCGACGGAACGACAACACTGACGATGAGTGAATACAGCGACGACATGTACGAATATGCCATTCCGTCATCGTGATACAATATACATCAAATTCACAAAGGAGCATTTATTATAATGGCTACCGTACCAACAAATAATCCAATCCCAAGCGAAGACCCGCGCGACCTGAAATTTAATGCCGGGAAGATTGACGAGGTTGTAACTGGTAACAACCACTACTATACCGATCGCTTCGGCGTGCGACGCTGGACAATTGCTGGATTTCAGCACGCCGCAGAAGAAGCTATACGCAACTATGGCTACATCACTATCGACAGCTTTGAAGATGGTGCGACACTGACTTTGCCTAATCAGGTTTTGCGTTATGAGGCTACCGGAGAATATTATCGTTGGGACGGCGAACTACCAAAATCCGTTCCTGCTGGCTCAACACCTGAAACTTCTGGTGGTGTTGGGTTGGGGAAATGGTTGAGTGTTGGTGATGCCACTGCAAGACAGTGGGCTGAGTCATATTTTATGACGCTTGAATACAAAAAAATATATGGTGATACATTTTCAACTGGAGGTTCAGCGACAGCTAATGAATCTGCACTTTTGAATCCACTTGATAACATGTATTACTCTCCAATATCTGGGACGATAACTGTGCCACCGAACTCATCTCCAGATGATGAATGGGTGTGCGTTGGGTATCTATCAGCATATTCTATTGACGATCCACGAAACTATGGTGCAGTGCCAGATGACCCAACCTTCGACAGCTCGGCAGCTCTTGATTTGTGGCGTGACAGCGTGCTAACCAGAAAGCGACAGACATACTTCCCATCAAGTAAAGATGATCCCACTATGTTAAACCTCGGCGGGTCTATTCTAAATATGTCTCAGGGTGTTTACTATACGACTAAGCCATTGGATTTTGTTGACACTTTCAACTTTACGCTATTAAACCCTACCATTACCGCGCTAGATGGATTCACTGCTGGTCGTGCTATATTAGAATTCAAGCTGGTAACAGGGACGCGCCCGCTAAACGGTATCCGTATCGAAAACCCAGTTCTGGATGGTAACTGGAAAGCTGACGGTTGCATTCTTGCTTACGATTTCTGGAAGATGCCTATTGTTGGTGGAGTGCTATCAAGATATCGTGAGTATGGTGTAAAAACTGATTATGTATCTTACCCGCCTCATGAATTGAATATGGCATTGACGCACATCGGACAGCAGCCTGTATGGGAAGCCGACATCCCTGTCGATATTGTGAATGGTGTGGCGTTGGATATAAATAATTATGACAATAATTACACTGGACTTATCATCAGCCAACAAGTTAAAGATGTTGCATATCTGAGGAAAGGTGCTGGAAGTTTTGTTAATTGCCACTTCTACCCACACCAAGAGACTGACTCAACGAAAGGCAAGGTTTCCATTATGTCAAATGGAGACCAGTTTGTAGGATGTTATTTTGATGGGTGTCAGGTTGAGTCAAGCGTTGACGGAGCACGTTACACCATCAGTTCCTGCAATTGGTTGGTGGCAAATCATGGTATAGCATTAAACATGATTTCAAACCCATTTCAGGTAAAAGTTACAGATTGCCGTTTTCGCAACACTACCGGAGTAACAATGTCAGCAAGTGTTATTCGAATGAAAACCATATCAGAAGGTAGAACGTCACGCCCTGACATTAGAAATAATGTGACTGAAAATTGCACGGCAATTTCGACATCAGGGAGGGAATTTTTTACATTAACGAGCACAGACACTGCAAGGGTAGTAACAAGAGACATTCCAGACCAATTCAGGCCAGCATCTTCTGTTGGAATACAGGAAACATCTGGAAACACAAATGATGATACATGGCTTCTTAAGGCAAGATTAATAAGCACAAGCCAAGTCAGAATGCGACCTTACAACATGACTAACCTGGCATCTACGGCAACATATACAGGTCCAGTTGTATTGATGTATAATACTGAGAATGATTAACAAAAACCCCGCTTCGGCGGGGTTAGTTTTATCATCAGAAGGGTATTGAATCGTCAAAGTCCATCGGAGGATTATTGCCTCCTTGTGGGCTTTGTTGTTTTGGTTGCTGCTGTTGCTGTCGTTGCGGTTGTTGGCCTGATTGCTGGCGTTGTTGCTAAAAACCATCAAATATCAATGACTCTGATGGTTTTTTATAGTTTGGGTAATTTATTGCTCTCCAGTCATTAAATGCCATCATCGCCGCTTCCCAACCGAGACATACACACGCAAATGAATCCAATTCTTTTGCTGCCTTAAGGTATGCCATTTGTCCAGGCTGCCATTTTGATAAAGTGTGATCCATTCTCTTCATCTCCATAACGAATGATTGCTTTCCGTTTATGATGATGTCCGAGGCACCGAAGTTTAACGCGCCCTTTTTCTTCAGATTTTCAACTTCATACCCTTTACGCTTGCCTTCATTTGGAACATGAATCATAACTCTTGCAAAGTCAGGATATAGCTTCCTTATCTGATTAACAAAAGTCTCCAGTTCGGCATCTTCTGACGGGCACTTTTTGTTTCTGTAATCTAAATCGCCATATACCTTAACGCCTTCTGGAAAAATCATAATACCCCCCAATACATGCCTTTAACGTTGAAATATTTACTTCCTTTATCTCTTCTGAACATGATCACAGATGGCGCGACAGCTTCATCTCTTTTTGCTATTGCGTCATCAATTGACATGTCAGATTCACCAAAGCACCTCCCACAAAACTCTTCCCACTCCTTCTTCATCCATTCCTTCTCAGAGTTTGGATTGTAGAACTTGCTAACAAAAAATGGTTTCTGTTCAATAGCAAATTTTACGTGCACCAAATCTTCACCGCTTGAAACGTAATGCTTCATGATGTTCATCATGGTTACGCTTGATTGCTTGGTTGCATAAGGAGAAGAATCAAGCCTGTCAGCTTCTTCCTTTAGCTTTTGGTTGGGGTCAATGATTTCAGCACCGCATGATGTGCAGTTTCTTGCCGCTATATCATTTTCAAATCCACAATCAAGACACTCTTTCACCGACCACTTATAAGTACACCTATGCATTTCCCTTAATGGCCCGTGCATAACGTAGTTTTTACACCTCCTCCCAAAATGAGCAGGCATAGGCTTGCTTCCAATTTTTTCACCTGATTTATCAAAAATGTCAATCATCACCCTATCACCAGCCAAATCAAGCCAGTAACCTTCCTTGTCAACTTCAAGATTTTCAGGGTTGGGGCGCACACCAAATTCATTAATAAAGCCACAAAGAGGGCATTTTACATCCATTGGCACAGATGGTTTTTTCCTTGTTGCTTTTATTTCTGGAGTAAACAAGTCTCCAGTTTCTGAAAAGTGGCGTTGAATATTTCCGGCGTAATCGCTAACAAGAAAGTCTTCCTTTCCTTCATAAAGACGCGTCCCTCTGCCAATTATTTGCTGATAGAGTCTTGGCGACTCTGTTGCTCTCATTACTGCTATATGATCACAATGAGGAACATCCACCCCTACAGTAAGTATATTCTGGTTAACGATATATTTAACTTTTTGTTCCTTGAAGTCTGATATTGCCTTGTTGCGATCTGCTGTTGGCATATCACCAAAAACATAACTATAAGACCCGGGAGGAAGTGACTCCATTATCTCCATAGCGTGTTTCTTGGTGCTGGCAAAAATCATCGTTCCGCGCCGATTAACAGAGCGACGGATAATATCTTCAACAATACGTGATGTTTTCCTTCCCTTGCCAACCATCGCCTTTTCAACTGAAGCTGTTGTGTACCGACCAAACTTATCCTTTTCAAGACAAGACGTATCATACTCGTCAAAAACAGGCTCTGTAACTGGTGGCGTAAGATATCCATTTTCGATGAGAAATTTAGCTTCAAGCTCATAAACGACTTTGTCGTAATATGGGTCTATGGCTGTTTCTTCATCTGTAGGACCGTCGAGGTAGTGCTCTTTGTAGATGTATCCAGTTCCAAGGCGATAAGGCGTAGCAGTCATCCCAATAACACGCAGCTTTGGATTGCGGCGCTTCATCTCATTAATAATAAATTTAATGGTTGGTGTTATTCCATCACACTCATCAATAATGACAGCACCATACTTATCACCAAACATCTCTATTGAGTTCTTGATTGTAACTGGTGAACCAAAAACAACCGGATGACGCAGGTTCTTTGGTCCAGCCTTTGCACTGAACATGCTGGCTGGTTCTCCGGTGAGAAGGTATTTAGCGCGATTTTGTGTGACGAGTTCCGCTGTGGGAGCTATGCACAAAACTCGCTTTTTGCTCATACCATAAATACGAGATGCAAGTTCTGCTACAACCATAGATTTTCCTGCACCTGTCGGTAGGATGATAACGCATGATGAGATGGTGCTGCGAATGTGTGCCATAGCTGAATCAACAGCTTCCTGTTGGTATGGCCTTAGCGTGTATTTCATAAACAAAACTCCTTGCACCACTCGACAACATACTCGCATTGTTTAACATCAAACATTCCTATGTGGCATTTATCTTTTTTTATTCCCATCGAACTAGCTAATGCAGAGTAAGCAGCACCTCGCGACATTTTTCCTGATTTCCATAAGGGATCAAATGCAGCATGTGCTTTGCTTTTTGCCTTCCTTAATTCTTCATTAGCCACCCTTCCAAGAGGTCTTTCGCCATCACCATTTTTGTGGCAACCAACATAAGCCCCGCAAGAATCACAGAGATAAAAATTAAGAGCAGAAAGGTCTGGTCTGTGTGGGTAAATTTCACTCCCTTTAGCTAGTCTTGTCGCAATATTGCAGTAATCACAGATAACTTCGTACATATAAAACTCCAATTAAAAGCCCCATTGAGGGGCTTCATTTAAATAAACATCAAATCATCAAAACGGAATATCGTCATCAAAATCCATCGGAGGCTCGTTAGACGGCGATGATTGCTTAGGAGCAGGTGCTGCTTTTGTCTGTTGACGACCAAATACACCAGCCACATAGTTACCAGTTTTTTGCTTATCCTCAGATTCCCAAACTCGCAGAAGAAGAATCATCGGGCGATTTGCAAGCGCACTGGCAATAGCAAAATCAGTCGGCTCTTTTCCTGATGCCATCAGCTTGCCACCAGCGTTTGCGTCAATTGCTGCAAGCATAGTGATAGCATTGTCTCGCTGCTTTTCTTTTGAGCTAAATACTTTCAGCTTCTGGAAGATGATGCGATTTTTATACTCACCATCAAGGATTCGCCACTTAAGATTGAAGAATCGCTCGCCTTCCCACTGGTCGTCTTTACATTCTTCAACTGCAGCAAGAACACGGCTACCATCAGGAATTACTTCGAAACCACCACCCAGTTCAAATTCAGATTTAGATTCAACAGCTTTACCGTCAGAAAGATTCCAGAAACCCATTTTTGTGTCCTCTCGATTTATTTGATGATCAGTTTCGGTTTGCCATCTGTGATGGCACAACCCTTAATTTCAATCCCGGCTTTAATCGCATTTTTAATCGCTGCGTTATCTGCCGACACTTTCACAACACGGTACTGCTCAGGAAGCTGCTCAACAGGAACAAACACATCAAGAACTGGTGATGGTTTGCCAAGTGTGATACTGAACAACTTACCTTTGATATTCGTCTTTCCTGAAGCCATCATGTTCTGACGAAGATAATCTTTAAGATTATCAATCTTCGAAACTAAAACACGCTTACGCTCAGAAAGACGGTCAATCTCTGACTTTAGTCCAGACTCATCAGCTTCAAGCTCACGAATGTAAGCAGCAACCATTTCAGCCTTTCCTTCAAACTCCTCTTCAATAAGATTGATGGTATCTTCAATCTGCTCCCGTGGAATATCTTCCATAGCCAGCAATTCATTAAGCTGTTTCGTTATCTCGTAGAGATGCATAATATTTAATCTCACTCAAAAGTGGGTTCTCACCCTTTTCAAAAGGAATTTCAGGCTCAAGGTTGTATCTGTTTTTTGCATTAACATACCCAACTCGACCGTCACCAGATGTGATAAGAACTCGCTGACCAGTCTGGACGACCTTACCAAACTTGGTGACCTGACCTTTTTTATCAGTCTCAGTACCTTTCACAAACTCCTCATTTCTGATGTAAATAACAGCATCACTCAAATTCACATAACCAGAAACTGAAGCGTCATGCATGTCAAGTGTGTAAACAGTGTATTCATCAGCATCAGGGCGATTCTTCATCTTTTTAACACCTGCGTGTGCAAGATAAATAATGCTCATCCCTTTTTCTTTGCGAAGATACTTACATGCATTTATTATTTCAGCGTGCATTTCAGAAACAACAATATATCCTTTGTTGTAACCACCAGCAGCAGAACCAACGTTGTCAACACCGTAGTTTTCACAAACCTCATGTTCAAACATTGAATGCAGGCTTGTGATTGAGTCAATTACAAGCGTTTTGTAATTATGTTCCTCAGTAATTAATGCTCGTAGCTGTGATAGCAAATCATCCTTTGTGCTTGTTTTGCGTTTAGCGTCAGCGCGCTTCAGAACAGGAAATGAATCAGGTTTCTTTTCATCATCCCAGTCATCAAAAACACCGGTTATCTCTTCTGCCTGAATAAAAACTGGATTTGGGAATAGCGCCGCAAGAGTTGTCTTACCCACCCCGGGAGTGCCAACCAATGTTATGATTGGTGCTGATGGTTTTGGTTTTTGAATCATTGATAAGCTCATAGTGTCCTCTCGATTTAACTCAGCATATCGCTGGTGTGAATTAAAGATACGTCAACTAGATGGTAAACGCAATACCTTGACGAAAATTTTTTTTGAGTTCATTATTGCTGCATACAGATAGCAGAGGTAAACATATGAAAAGCATCGCAGAACAAATAAGAGAAATGGAACAAAATAAGCTGTCAGAGTTGATTGATTATGTTGGAGGGCAATCACAACTGGCAAGGTTTCTTGGTGTGTCAAAACAGGCTGTTAATCAGTGGGTGTCAAGAGGAAGAATTAGCGCAACGGCAGCGGTTAATGTCGAGGCGCTTACTGGTGGAATTTTCAGAAAGGAAGATTTAAGGCCAGCCGTTACAAAATGGATTGTTAAATAATAAAGCCCGCGTTTGCGGGCTTTTTGTTATGCTTTGATGTTAACTTTTATTGCGAACACTTCCACTGGGTCAGGACCGAAGTGAGGGTGCGTGATGGTTTTAACCGTCCATCCATCATATGGGATGTCAATCCGCCTGGATTTATCGTCCTTCTTTGGATATCCTTTTGTGATAATTAACCGTTCGTACTTCCTTCCAATCTGCCCGCTATCTTTAAAGTTAATAAGGCGTTTCCTCCAGTAGTCATTAAAAAGGCGATACTCTTCCGTTTTCTCTCCACGGAGCATGGCATCGAAGTATTCGCCTTTGACGGCAAGTTGCAAGTTAGCCATGGGTTTTATCCTTGTAGTTAGTCACACCTTTGGAACTCAAGCTATCTTTCTCACGCCTTCCGCCATACTCTTTGCTTACATCCTCATACAAAACACCAAACGCCTTGCAGAAATTAAATAGTGCGTCACCCGCAAATACTTCGCTTGGATGCCAGTTTCCGGATTTCCTTGCAACATCCCTGTACGATGCTGTCACTATGCCAACATTGTTTTCATATTGTATTCGACAAAACAGTACGTCATCATCAATGCAGATACCCATATTGCAGCGGAATACAGGCATTTTCCAGTAGTAAACTTCCATCAGGTGTTTTCCTGTCATCATGGATATTGCGTTATCGTGTGCGCGCTCAGGATTTTCTGACTCAAAATAGTCATACAAACCTCTCATCACCAGATACTTGTAATTAATCATATCTCAACCTCATCATTTGTTAATTTGTAAATTATTACGTTGTGAGATGTTCTTTTTGCATTTTCATCAATGCAAATAATACCATCTGATAACAACTTCTCTACACACCTCTCGACATCAGCACGTTTATAACCACCTTCTTTTGCCACCCCTCTAACCATTGCTGTTTTGGTCATTCCTCGCTTCACATATTCTTTAACCATGGAGAAAATGCCTTCAATTCGTTCTTCCATAGCTTTAGACTTCGCTCCAGCGATGCTGTCAGCACGCATCATCAGATCGCTTGTTGATTTAATTGTTAATGCTACCGCATATCTCAAGTGCTCCATGGTTATGACGCCAGTATCGCACGCGAGAATGCCTGCAATCTTTGCCACCTTTACAGCGCATCTGTTTATCAGTGGGTGATAACCAGTGCCGTTTTCTACATGCTTTCTTGCAACGGTTTTAATCCATGAGAAGAACTCCTTAGCGAGCTGAGAAACTTCAGGCGTAGCTTTTATAATCCGTCTTTCTTTTTGGCTAATGATTGAATCAGTCCAGTTTTTATGCCCAGCCGTTCCGCCATTTATTATTGTTTTTATGGTCAGTTGCATATCCATAGGTAGATCACAGTAGTTAACGTTTTCGTTTTCGTCAGCGATCTCCTGCAACTCCTGCATAATCATTGCGCGACCCATAAGACCTGACTTAATGTTTTCTTCAGTAATAAGACGCTTAAACTGATCATCAGTAGACACACCAAAGATTGAAAAAAATGGATTCCTTATAGCTCCGTCGATTCTGTTTATCACATCATCAAACTGACACTTAATGTCAACTGGGTCTGCCTGTATCTCATTTTCCTCAATAGCCATCAACAGCATAGCCTTTCTTTTTTCGAAAGACTTAATGAAATCCTCAGTAACCCGCTGGTCACAATAAAGAACTTCTGACGTGTAAGCCTCCATGATCGCACCAGCGGTTGCCATGTTGTACTCGCTTACTTTCTGACCAACAACACTCCCAAGTTTTATCCCAATCTCATCCATGATGATATTAAACATCTGGTTAGCGCAAAGACCTTCATATATCGCACGCTCTGAACGTATCTTACCGGCGACAGTCTTACTCAATCCTGAGCAATCAATTATCTTTTGTAGCGCAGCAAGAACATCACCCTTACCAGAACCTGAACCAGCGATACCAACAGCAAACAGGTTTGGTAAGGCCTTCCTGTTTGTAAGGTAAATATCAGATGATGCACCACAAATCATGGAAGCGGCATGCAATGCGGCAAGTGCTGCAATATTCTCGCGCTTCTCTGCACAGTTCTTATTAATCCACGCCGTAAGGCGACCAACAAATCCAGGCGGATAACGGACATCAACGCTTTTGTACTCTACAGGGCATTCACCAACGCCCATTGCCATCTCTCTCTCGAAAGACTCAAGTTTCTCAATTTCCTCTGGCGTAGCCTCAAAAGTTACTTGCCTTATCCACCCTCCCTCTTGCGCGAGATAAACCAGCGTTGCTTCTGTTATCTTTTCGCTAACACCGTCCTTTCCAAAGGAATGCCATTTTGCGTCCATCTCTTCAGCTCTGTATTTGCTGAACTGCGATGACCATCTATCCCAAAGCTCAAAACCATTGCCTTCTGTAGCTTCGTGGATAGCCATGCCTACATGAAGCCATGGGTCATACTCATCACCATCTTTGATGTATTTGAGCATATCCTCCATTTCGGCAATGCTGTAATTTTTACTATCAAGCGTGAAAACCTCGTCTTCTGTTCTCTCAGGACGCAACAAAAGCTCAATAAGTTCAGATGGACATTCAGTTATCTCTGAAGGAGATCCATGCTCAGCTTCATAAAAGTTACCTGACTTATGGAATGAGCCGCAGCCAACAACAAAACCAGATGATTTAAAGTCAATACCCTTAAACCTTCTGTCATGAGAGCGCAGCTTTATTCCTTCAGGAAGTTTGTAATAGATGTGGCGACCACCACCGCCAGTCTTAACAGTAAAGCCAGCTTCGTCAGCAAGTTCTACGTCTAAGGCATCACAAAGCGATTCATATCCATCATTACCTCCGTTGCGTGGATCAATATCAACTACCAGATAACCATTCACAAGGACACCGAATGACTGCAATTGACCATATTCAGCCATATTTTCAATCTGGTCATCAGCCCATATAACTCCAAGCTGCCAGTTACTCATAACCGGATGCTTACCGGCAGCATTGCAATCTGGATCACCGCATGTGCAATTGCGGTCGATATCCATTGCATGGATTCCAATAATAGGGAAGCCACATTTGCGGTAATCTTCATAACCAATCATCATTTAACCCTCACCACATAAGCGGTATTACGCGCAACCATCTTGACACTGAATTTTTTTTGCAGCTTCTTACCCACCCTGTCAAGGGAAGTTCTCAACTGATCAATGCTCTTTATCAACTTAAAATCATCAAACACAAAATGCTTTCCCTTATCCAAACCAAGTCGGTAGACGAAGTTGCGAGCCTCTCCCTCCATTGTCGTTTTTTGTTCCACCTGAGACGCAGACCGTTTTTTTACCCTTTGCTCCTTGCATTTTATTTCACATGTGAGATGAGGCTTCCGCCACGCCATATACCCCTCAGCCTCCTCTATTGTTTTGAAAAACTTCGCATAGGTAAAATCATGCAGAAAACCACATCTACCGCTGGCATATAACTTTTTACCATCAGCCCCAATTGCCTCAATGTAGTACCTTTTCATATCCAAACACCTCACTTAATCCGTTTTACCCACAAGCCACCCTCCTTAGCTCGCGTTTTAAACATCCATCCGTTCCGCACTGCAACCTTATGAAGGTTAACTCTGAATCCCCTTAATCCTTCATTAGCGGTAAACTCATCAAAGTTAAACTCCTTACGATCACCAACCAACATATCACGCACAAAATCCCAGACCTCGCCAATCGCACTGCCAAATCGGTATTCTTTGCTCATCGCCATTTCTCCACTTCTTGTTTGGTAAAAAAAGAATAAAGTGAAAAAGGAAGCTAGTCAAACACATTTACACGGGGATGATCTTTGTTCCGTGCGGCTGGTTGACAGCACACTCCAACAGGAGTATAACGCTTACCAGAGGGGCAATTTTTCTTTTATTTTCAATAGCTTTGCTTCCAAAAAACCAAAACAGCTTGGGAAGCGGAAATACAGGAAAATCAATTATTTAAGTCGTCGCTTCCCAACTTCCCGCTCCCCGGGAAGATTTTCGAAAAAAATTGAGAGTTTTAAAATTCAAAAATTATTTTCTTGGGAAGCGGGAAGCGACACAAAAAACACTACGAAGCTACTGAAAACAAAGAAAAAAACGCTTACCAGAAATCACTGGAAGCCCGGGAAGCCAAAAAATACTAAAAACCACTAAAAAAATAACCAGCTTAACCGCTGGTTTTCGTGTTTCTGTATCGTAAGGTATTAATATCTATAATAAATATAAAGAAGATCTTAATATACTTTATAGAGTTAATAAACAAAGGTTACTATTAGTAATGTATGTAACTATATATGTAAGCTAACGTTCACTAACATTTAGCCGTGCTTTTTCTTTCTCTGCATGTTGACGTAGAATCTTCGTTGATGTAGATTGAACTCATCGAAACAAACGAGGGTGAAGAGATGAAAATCAAAGACCGTGAAGAATTTGAAGATGCACAGGCTATGGCGCGCATTGCAGTTAATCGCCAGAACAACAGTATTCCTGCTGATGCATTCTGGAACGCAGCAATGCAGGCTTTAATCTCAGCATATGGGTTAAGCAAATGACAGGCGCACCATTCGAGCTTATCGCCAGCCTGGTTATCGTGGCATTCATCATTATTGCAGTGGCAGTTTCTAAATCAGGGTATAAGGAGTGAAAATGAGCAACTGGCATAACGAACACATCATGCAGTGGCATCGCCGTCGCATTAAGGCAATCATCAATTCCTCTGAGGTGAAATAAATGGCAAAGACTATCTATCGTCGTGAGAAGCTAGAACCGGAACTCGGTCACGTTGGCGCGCAAAACTTTATGGGCAAGCAGGCACGCAATGCAATGGAATCTATCCGCGTAAATCGCGTTGTGCGTGTGTTTAATGGTGAAGGTAAGCGCAGAGTAATGGATGAGCTGATTATCGTATTCTGAACGCGATTCAGGTGGCTTATTTTAAATGGTGATGATATGGCAAAAGTGAAAACATACGAGTTCTGGTTTTGCACAAGCATATTTTGCAAGGTGCGAAAAAACATCAAACGCGCTTACTGGTGGAACAAGCCAGTTCTGTTGGTGCTCTACACTGTGACGGCAAAGTGCAAATTCAAAGCTATTGACATCACCGATGAGGATGCTCTCAAAATCGCAAAGATTGAGTTTGAAGAAGATGGCTATTACGAAGAAATTATGGGGGTTAGGGTATGAGTAAAGTTAAGCGTTATGAATGTAATGGATCATCATCAGTATTTGAATGCGAAAATGGAAGTCTTGTTGATTATGGAGACTACGCAGCACTCGAAGCTAAATGCGTGGCGCTGGCTGCGGAGAATGCGGCACTGAAAACAGCGCATCCTCAACCATTCGGGCATGAGATGATGAAGGCTCTTGATGCGTATGAGAGTCATCAGGATGAAGCTCCAGAGACTGGAATGCTTGATGCATTTTTTATCCTTCGAGACAGCATTCGCGTCACAACCTCAGTCACTGACGCATGGGTGAACGAACGGCATGCTATCGGGGTGGATATGGTTGTGAAGTATCACATGGAAAGAGCCGAGGCTTTGAAAGAAGTTAACCGCAAAGGGTATTTTTATCATTCAAGCGCCGCACTGGATGCTTTAGACGTAGCAGCACAGCTTCGCCAGAAGGCAATCAGTGAGCAAGATTGATTATCAGTGCGCTCTATGTGGCGCACGCTTTAGTGGAGATGTATGGATGAGCAACAGATATATTTATCATTACCATGCAGTAACAAAAGGCGGGGCGGCATCAGTGTCAGGAATTGCGCAGCTTAACTTCAGGATTAAATCGCAAGAAGACATTGAAACGCTTAAGGGTTTAATTAATCGTGATGGATTCATAGTCCATGCAGTTACATCTCTTTCATACCTAGGGCGGGAGAATGACGAATGACCAGACACCAACGACGCCGATACACCACTGGCGCTAAAATCTTCCTTGCTGTTTATGCGATGGCATTGGTAGCAGCTATTGCAGGAGTGGTGCATTATGTGTAAAGAGCTGAAGGATTTCTATAAAGCGTATAGCGACTGGGTGCACTGCGGTGCAATTGAAGGTTGCCCATTTACCCGTCGTGCCGGACTGTGTGGGGCGTTATCCAGCTACGGATTTCAACAAGGATGGAGTATTACCTTTCGTATCCGCGCAGCCGCCGTAATGAAAGCACAGTTTGGCCGCGCCGGGCTTAGCACACTGTACCCGTTTAACACTGGCAGAGACGACTACGGCAATGAGATCAGTAATGGTGAAGCTCATCTCAACAACAACCGCATTACGTGGGTTAGAAAGGAGTGGCAGCATTATGTTTAACGACATTAGCGACGCAATGCAAAACATGTGGGAACGCTACTGGGACAGCATGAAGACGTGTCACTACATGATGGTACAGATAGGTAATTACATTGAGGTTGTGCCTGATACTGGTGTTCACGACATTAAGTGCATGTGCTCAACTAGGGCTTTTGCTAATGCAAACCACTAAACAGAAAGTGTGGCAACTTGCAAAGCAGCATGAGCTGGACGATTTCATAGCGAAGGTGGCAAAGACATTTCCGGATGCTCTTGAAATCGTTCATGTGCAGACTCGTGATGAAAATGCATGGTGCTATGCTGGCAAGCGTGATAATCATGGTGTACAATAAACGCATAACCACCATTGCTTTCACTCATATCATCACCCAGCCTTTAACCCGCCTTGTGCGGGTTCTTTTTTGCCTTTGTGATAGAATAAACATAAATATCAAGAGGTGAATTATGTCAGACAAACCAATCGGGCGACCGACAGAATACAAACCTGAGTACGACGAGCAGGCGTACAACTATTGCCTGCTTGGCGCTACTGATAAACAGCTTGCCACTTTCTTTGATGTGAGCGAGCAAACAATAAACGCGTGGAAGCACAAACACCCGTCGTTTCTTGAGTCCTTAAGGCGAGGGAAGGAAATTGCTGATGCACGAGTTGCTCAAGCATTGTTCAGTAGAGCCACTGGGTATGAGCACCCAGAAGACGACATTAAGGCCGTCAATGGTGAAATCGTAATTACACCAACAATAAAGAGATACCCGCCAGACCCTACATCAATGATTTTTTGGTTAAAAAACAGACAACCAAAACTATGGAGAGATAAGCCTGAATCGGAAGGTGCAGATGGTGATGGTGCAATCCATAAGGTGCAGATAGAGGTGATTAGTGCAGATAAGAGTAAGTAAAACACGAACCTTTGTGATATGATTGAGTAAATCGCGGAGGTTCATATGCATGAAGATTATTTTCGTTACGCCAATGGTAAGCTGTATTGGGTTTTACGCAATGAGGAATCATTCAAAACCAAAAGAGGATACTCAGTACACAAAAATAAATATGCTGGTAAGGAGGCTGGCAACATTGGAAGGAACGGTTACAGGTATGTGCGCGTTTACGGGAAGCTGCTACTTGCGCACCGTATTATATGGGAGATGTTTAACGGACCAATCCCTGAAGGTATGGAGGTCGATCATATAGATACAAACCCATCAAATAACGACATATCAAACCTGAGATTGGCAACGTCATCTAACAATAAATGGAACATGAATAGACCATCACATAATACTTCCGGATTTAAGGGGGTGAGCCTTTTCAAGGCTACCGGGAAGTACGAGGCTTACATAAAATTTAACGGTAGGAAGATTCACCTTGGTTTTTTTGATACGCCGGAACTTGCACATGAGGCGTATAAGTTAGCGGCTGATAAGATGTTCATGGAGTTTAGCAATCATGGAAATTAAGATGACACTAACCGAGCCTCAGGCAAGGTTCATGAACCTCAATTGTAAATTCCCGGCTTTTATCGCTGGCTTTGGTACTGGGAAGTCAGAGACTATGTGTAACTCTGCATTGCTTGATAGTCTCGAGGGTGGTTCTGACTCACTTATAGCCATGTATCAGCCGACTTATGACCTGGTGCGTCTTATTCTTGCCCCCCGCATGGAGGAGAAATTAATCGACTGGGGCGTCCGATACAAATACAACAAGGCAGAGAACATAATCTACACGTCATCAGGGCAGATGGGTGATTTTGTTCTCAGGACTCTGGATAATCCAGCACGAATAGTCGGCTATGAGTCGTTCCGGGCAAAGATTGACGAAATTGATACGCTTAAGCAAGAACACGCATCTGAGGCGTGGATAAAAATAATTGCCCGTAACCGCCAACGACCGAGAACATATACTGACACGTCAGGTAAGCCGATGAATACCGTTGGTATATTCTCCACCCCTGAAGGGTTCCGGTTTGTTTATGACAGATGGGTAAAGAACAAAAAGGATGGGTATGAAATGGTGCAGGCAAGCACTATGAGTAACCCTTTCCTGCCTGATGATTACGTTCAGTCACTGCGCGATAGCTACCCGCCGCAACTCATTGAAGCCTATTTGCAGGGTGAGTTTGTAAACCTTACGTCTGGCACTGTTTATCCTCAATTCGACAGGAATCTTAATCACAGCGATGAGGAATACAAGGCTGGTGAACCAGCTCATGTAGGTATGGACTTCAACGTGGGCAAGATGTCTGCGATTATTCATGTCGAAAGGGATGGCGACCCGATCGCAGTTGGCGAGATACTTGGTGCTTACGATACGCCAGAAATGATTCGGTTAATCAAGCAGCGTTTATGGAGGGAGACATCAAATGGTGAGTTTGAGAAGCTGTGTGAAATTTACGTTTATCCCGATGCATCAGGCGGCAGTCGCAAAACCGTGAACGCTGGCACGTCTGATATAGCCCTACTGAGAGATGCTGGCTTTCATGTTATGGCTGACAGTAAGAACCCACCAGTACGAGACCGTATCAACTCCGTTAACGCGATGTTCTGTAACGCCGAAGGCGAGCGCAGATACAAGGTAAATACAAAGCTGTGTCCAATCTACACTGAGGCGAGAGAGCAGCAGATTTACAACAAGCAGGGAGAGCCAGACAAAACTCACGATAATGACCACCCGAACGATGCGGCTGATTATTACATTTATAATAAGTTCCCACTCGTACGACCAATGGCAGCAATGCTAATCCGGCGCAGGCGTTAAAAATAAAGCCCTCATCTGAGGGCTTGTTTTTGAATCCATTCTTCAATTGATGGTGGCTTAACGTTCTCCACAGCTCCTTTCAATACTGCTGCTCTACCTCTTAGAATTGTTTGTTTCAACTCCCTTGCATCAAGAGACTTACTGTATTCCGCCTCAATTATTGCTCGCGTTAATTCAGGATACTTCTTATCAAATTTTGGCACGTTGCACGCAAGATTTGTGCTGTCAGCCGTGTGGAGTGGGTAGTTACCAAGAACTCTTCCATCAAGCATTCGCAAGCCATGAATTTTTGTTTTTAGGTTTCTTTTGATGTAAATCTCTGTGAATGCTTCCGTCATTCTTTCGTGCCAGCGCTTAGTTCTTATCACAGCATACTCGCCGGATGATCCAAAGCACACCTTTGGCCACTCTTCGCATAACCTGACAAGCCTGTCTGTTGATTCATGCAAGTGCCATGTCGGAACGGCTTTCTCTTTAAACATTGATGGCAGACTGTCAATGAGCTTGTCGTTGTCTTCCTCATTTCCATCAATTACGTCTGGAATAATGAAAAATTCAAGTTTCTCATTGTGGTAATGCCTCATAAGCCACTGATAAAATGGTGTCCAGTCCTTCACTGGCCTCCCGCTTCTCCATGCACTGAATGCGCCATTATCAAATGCCACGCTGCCAGCGGAATCAAGTGCTTTTTGGGCTTGCTGAGGCCATGCGTGTGATACAAATGCACCGCTACCTCTGGTTGCGATCTCCATTACTCCATCACCCCATATTGGTAGACCGTGATAATGATGTATCATTTTATTTTCCTCAAGATTAATGACCATGCAGCACCCCCACAAACTTTAGCCACAAATTGACCAGCGACAACTAGCGGCATAAAGTAACCAAAGGCAATAAGCGGAAAAATGACCGAATCAACAGCTGACGCCGCTACATTGCTTGCGTTGGACTTTATCAGCCAGTGCTTTTTTATTAGTAGCTGGTATACAGATGCGTCTGTCAGAGTTGCGATGGCGAACGAAGCAACACTTGCGACGGCAATCATATCGGTGGCTGGGTTAATCAAATAACTCAACACCCCAGCGACACATATAAGAACTATTATTTTCCTGACACCGACTCTCTCATGCAACTTATCCCTGACCACAAAATCAAGGCCAATAAACAGAAACGCATTTACTGGAGTGATTGCTGGTCCAAATAAATGCACTGAGAAATTTGCTGCGCATATTGCTGCTATATAAATTACCGAAAGCATGTTAACTCCTGTTTGTTGTTTGTCATCAATCTACATCACCACCATTTCTACGTCAACATTTGTTATTGTTGATAAATCTGCATCACCACACTTGATTAATCTACACCGAGCGCATAGTATAATCTACATCAGGTTTATCGGAGATATCACTATGCGCAGCTATGCAGGATTCACACAGGAGGAAAAAGAGCAGGTTTATTCACTGGCGCGGGCTGGAGTGCCTGATGATGTGATTTGCCGTCGATATGATATCGACGAGGATTTTCTGCTGCGCGTTCTGGATGATGTCTTCGTTAACCTGCAAGAGAAGCGTGGGTACAAAGGTATCTGCTGCAAGAATGATTTTTTGAGAGGGTGATGTGATGAGTGGTGAACTATTTAAAAAAGGTCAGATTATACCGAAGCGCATTGGTGGATTATATGTTCATAGCAAAGCCCGTCACAGATTGGTATTTGGCTGTGATGTGCTAATTGATGGCAGTAATTGGATTGCCGTACCAGAGACGGGGGAACCAATGGTTATTTGCAAGAAGTTGGGTGTTCGCAGAAATAACGGAACTTATCAAAGTGTAGAAGCTGCATTTAATGGCGTCCACTTTAATGCCAACAAGATTGACTATGTTGTCAAGATTTGCCGGTGATGAAATTAATTGGTGGTGAGTTAATCATGTTCAGAAATAAACTAAAAAAAATAATCCGCGACGCTGCGGATAAGAAATACACCAAAAAGATTGATATATCATTCATTGATGGCACTGGCCTGTACAACCACGCCTGCCACCTAAATGCAGTAAACCGTGCGCGGGATGGTAGCTCGTGTGCAGTGGTTGAAGTTGTGGTGATTGATGATAAGTCAGTGACCGCGCATTACATCAATATGCAGGCTGATGGCACATACATCGACTACACGCTCGGCTGGCATTGGTCTGGTGCTGATTACCGGTTTGTGCGGTTTGTTCCGTTTACTGAGTGGACTGATATCACAGGTTCGTTAAGCAGGTTGAAGGCCGAGATGTGCAAACCGGTGGCTAAATGGCAGAAGTTGCTGATGGTAACTGATGGTGAACTTTGTTGAGGTGATGTGATGAAAATTGAAGAAACAGAAAACGCATATGACATGCACGTAACTGAGCAAGAGCTTGAGGATAGAACTCCTGTTGTGGAGTTCTATCAAGAGAATGGCTCAGGTGTTGAGTCATTTATTGGCATTGACAAACATCAAGCCGAGCAACTAATCAAAGTCCTGCAATGCTGGGTTAATGGTGAGGAGGTTGAGTGATGAGCGTTTATTTTATTCATGCTGAAGCCGTACTGGATAATGGGTGTGTTGCCCAGAAGATAGGAAGAATCGCAATTGCTGATAGCGCCGTGACGGCGTTCGATAAATTCTTTTCTGATGCTGCGGTTGCCAAGCTACGAGAGCAGGGCATCGATGTTGTCATTGATAAATTCGAAAATGTGGAGCGATGGATTTTGTTGGTAGGGCGCTCAGAAATTACGACAGAAGAAAAAGCGCTGAGCGCAAAGCTTCATGCTGCGATAACTGCGGCTCATCTCAAGTTCAACTGATATCATGGTTATCTGATGACATTAAGTTTAAATGCAGGAAATGCAAAACATCATGGATAATCCATGATAAATGGGATGACTTATTCTGACCAGGTGTACCATGATATAATCCCCTTAATTGGGGATTTTTTATTGGTGAATCATGTCAAAACTCGACGCTTTAAACGCCTACATACGCGACCGCGTGGCGAACAATAACCGGGCTATTCAGCAACAACGGCTTTGTGCTGGTGGGAAGAATCTTGACCAGAAGCATGATAGGCTTTGGGCGGAATGCGGGTACAAGCAGGAAATTAACGCCGAGGATTTCAGATTTGCATATGAGCGTTATCCGCTGGCAAACGCCGCTGTAAATATCGTTCTCAACAAGTCGTGGCATGGTATGCCTACGGTGCTTGAGGATGGTGCTGATGATGAAGCCACGTCCCCGTGGGAAAAGAGTGTCAATGACATTCTGAAAAAGGCACTTCCATTCATCAAGGATGCAGATAAGCGTAACCTGATTAACCGATATTCTGCGCTAATCCTGCAAATACGTGACGGAAAGCAGTGGAGCGAGCCAGTAGATACCACCAAAACCCGCCGCATTAAAGATAAATCCATCGTCCGCTTCATTCCGGTGTGGGAAGAACAGCTTCGTGTCAGCGCATGGAATAACGACGAAACCAGCGAAGATTATGGCATGCCTGAGATGTACGAATATCAGGAAAGTGCCGTGGAGGATTTCGACAGCGACGGCAAGCCTGAGCGTTCCGTGCAGATTCACCCTGACCGCATCATCATTCTGGCTGAAGGTAGCTTTGACGGCAGCATGTTTAGTGGTGTTCCATTGCTACGCGCAGGTTTTAACTCACTAATAGATTGCGCTAAGGTTTCAGGCAGTTCTGCTGAGGGCTTACTTAAAAACTCATCTCGCCAACTTAATGTTTCGTTCAATAAAGATAATGTTTCAGCGCAATCACTGGCACAGCAGATGCAGGTCCCAGTGGATGATTTGGCTGACCTGCTGAACGAAAACATCGAAATGCTCAACTCTGGTATTGATGCTGCGATGTTCAGCTTTGGTAGTGATGTCAGCGTTCTTTCAACATCCATGAGCGATCCTGAGCCGTTTATGTATGTTGCCGCCAGTCAGTTCGCCGCATCAGTGAATATCCCTCTTAACTCATTGCTTGGAAGTCGTAGCGGCGTGCTCGCTTCAGCCAATGATGAGCAGTCACTGGCAATGATGGCTATGCAACGACGTGACGGATGGCTTGATTATCTGGTTGGCTCTTTCATCGAGCGTTTAATCACGTTTGGTATTGTGGATAAGGCCCCAGCCGCTGGGTATTATTGCAAGTGGAATGACCTGCTTGAACCAACGCAGAACGACAAGGCTGAATTGATTGTTAAACTCACGCAGGCTGCGCAAAGCGCAGCAAATGCTGGTGTAGGCCCAATCCTTACTGATGATGAAATCAGAGGATTCCTTGATCTTGAGCCTATAAAGATGCCTGATGGATATATGGAAGACACACCACCGGAAGACGAAAATGAAGATACTCCGGTTTAACGCTAGACTTCCACAACCGCGCATATCGCAGAGCCTGACCGACCCGTTAGGCGCTGCAGCCCGCCTGTCAAAGATGGACAAGGTGATAACGCGCAAATATAAACAACTCAGGACTCGTGCGCTTGAGTTGTTTCGCACCATTCCAAGCAGTCAGACCAATGCAGAATCAAACGACCTGTATTTCTATGATTTCAGCAGTGCGCGAGCTGCCACGCTCATGGATGAGTTGCAGGCGCTGATTGACGAGATTCTGCTGGAAGGTGATGACTTCGGTCACGGCAGGATGTGGGCTAACGTTTTCATCGGCGATGCATATCAGGCCGGAACGCAGAATGCTAACTCAGAACTATCAAGTCTGTCTCCGGTTTATGCAGAACAGAGGCCGATTGCCGCGATATTCTACAGTGAGCCATATCTTAATCGCCTGCAACTGGCATATACGCAAGGTTACTCGGACTGGCGCGGATTGAGTGATTATTCCCGTCAGCAACTGGCATCCGTCATTATGGAAGGTATTGCCCGTGGCGCCAACCCTCGCGACGTTGAAGCTGATATTGTTAAGCGCGTGGATGTGTCGCATAGTTACGCGAAGCAGATAGCGCAGACAGAAATCACCGGAACGCTTCGGCAGGCTAACAGGCGAGAAGTCATTGAGGCGCGCGAGGAATTAGGCATTGAAACGGTGATGCTGTGGCAATCAGCATTGATGCGCACGACTCGCCAGACGCACGCGGTACGACATGGGCGGTTTTTCACGCCAGAGGAGATTGACACGTTTTATAGTGAGAATGGCAATAGATATAATTGCCATTGCGCACAGACTCCAGCGCTATTGATGGATGGAAAGCCAGTTATTCTTGAGTCGTCGCAGGAAAGGCTTGATAAGCAACGCGAAGCGTGGCAATCAGCAAACAAAAAGCCCTCTAAGTGAGGTCTTTTGTTTTATCTTGTCAACATGCACAGAACGAATATTATTATCGCATAGCACAATATCTCTACGACGCTGAATATGGTTTTAATCATCTCCACGTTTCACTTTTAAATTGATATCCTCCCGTGCATTCTTGGCATGGAAATTCAGTCCTTCCATCACCATATGGGTCAACCATTCCAGTGCCATTACATTTAGGGCAAATCCTCGCATCCCCATCAATAACTGCTTGGTGAATCTTTGCGGCAGACTGGTCAGTAAAAACATTTCCGTCAGATGTTTTCCAGTGGGTTATGGCAATGTTTATTTTCTCTGGGAACATGTTTAATCCTCCAGTTTCACGCCGGGAATTTTACCTGCTGAGATGGCGTCGTAGCAGGAGCGCAATGCTAAATCTAAGCCAAGTCCCTTAGTGGTATGGATTGTTGCGAATTTCATCATTTGCTCGACGGCATCGTCGCGCTTCCTTTCTGCTTCTGTTCGGAGTGGGCGGAATTCATAACTTCCTTTTCCAAGAGTGACGGCGTCTTTTCCTGCCCAACCAAATGCCACGCCGCAATCAACACCAACGCAGCGAAAGAAAAACCACTCACCATCATTGCAACGCAATCTAGCCTCACACTCAATACCAGAAGGCGGAAGACCTTCTCCTTTCCATGCTGGCTTTTGCGATGCAGCGAGTGCGGATTCGTATTGGTCTCTGGTGATTTTTGCTCCAGTCTCGCCACGCTTTCTGCGATCAATCGCCAGTTCATCAAGGAGGATTTCTGTCATTACGTTACCTCTACCATAAAACATTAGCTCGCCGTCATAATCTTGCCCGATATGAGTTACACCATCAGGCCACCCACCACGCTTAGGCAATTCTTGAATTAGTAGGTCGATAAGTTTCATTTTGTTTCTCCTAGTGCTTTATTAACCGCCGCACGCGAATTATCCAGAGCACGACGCTTGCTTGACGTTGTCCAGACCTTGCCGGAGTGGTCGTCGTAGATTCCCAGTAGTTGTTGTAGCGCGGCGAGCATGGATTTATTGTTACCGTGGCTATAGCCAACAGAGAAACCATGCCAGAGCTTATCCTTTTCGCCATCGGTCATATCTGCGAACTCAACAGAATCAAACCATTCAGTAAATAATTGGTACACTTCGCGCTGCGTCATCACCAACCTCACTTAATATATTCAACAATCTCGCATTCACGCATCTGCACCAGACCAAATGGCGCAACAACTTTCCCGCACGGGCGGATTTTGATTTGCTCAAGGTTGAACATTCTGCGACAACCGCTTTCTTTGAATTTGACTATTACCATGATTACTTTCTCGCTCATCATTTGATGTAGATACTATGCACCACCACTCAATCTACGTCAATAGCCATTGTGATAGAATTAATCATTATTTGAACAGGAGGCAGAATGAAACTATCGCAACGCGGCAAAGAGACGCTTGGAGTCACCGATGCTGTGGATATATCGCCTTACATCACCACCGAGACGACGCAGAATCAGTTCGATGCGCTAACAAGTCTCGCTACCGACATTGGCATTGACGTTTTCCGCAAATCAACGCTTCTGAAGAAACACAATCTCCGCTGCTTCTCATGTGCTGTTGCGCATTTCATTGTGTGGGGCGAGAAGACCGACAACAAAGCAAAACGCAAAGCTGAAAAAGAGGTTTACTGGTATGGCTATTAGCAAAAACATGAAGGCGTTTCTGGATATGCTGGCGTACAGCGAGGGCACGGATAACGGGCGACAGAAAACAAATAACCATGGTTATGATGTGATTGTTGGCGGCTCACTGTTTACTGACTATTCCGATCACCCGCGCAAGCTGATTAGCCTGCCTAAGCTGGGCATCAAATCCACCGCCGCAGGGCGCTATCAGGTGCTGGCTAAGTTTTATGATGCATACAAAAAGCAACTGCGCCTGCCTGACTTCTCTCCTGCATCGCAGGACGCTATTGCAATGCAGCTAATTCGCGAATGCAAAGCCACTACCGACATTGAGGCTGGTCGCATTGCTGATTCCATTCATAAATGCCGCTCACGCTGGGCTTCATTGCCGGGCGCTGGTTATGGTCAGCATGAGCAGAAACTGGATAAACTGATTGATGTGTATAAGGCCGCTGGCGGAGTTGTGGCATGAAAAAGCTAAGCAACTGGCTGCTCGGCGCGTGGATTTCGTTCTGCTCGCTGTTGCAGCTATGGCCTGATGCAATGATGCATGTATGGGTAATGATGCCAGAAGACCTGAAGGCAGCGCTACCGCCAATCGTGGTCAAAGGTGTGAGCTACTCAATCATGCTTGTCGGCATCCTCGGCAAGATGCACGGCATGAATAAGGCGAATAAGAGGTTAAAAGATGAAAGCAAAGATGCGTGAAATACATAACCACATGAAAGCGCGAAATGGTTTTTATTTTGCATATCAAACCACTAAGGGTTTGCACCTCATGACCAATTGCATGGCATTCCCACATCTGTGGCTGGCGGGAGCACTGAAAGATGATGGCAATTCTCACTAAATACTGGCGACCGCTGGCAATTATTGTAATTGTTGCTGCTGGCGCGTTATGGGCGCGTAGCGAAATCATCAACTACGGCGACCAACGATACGCAGAAGGCAAAGCCCAAACAATCTCCGAACAGAAGGCCGCAGACGAACAAGAGGAGCAACGACGCAATGCAGAACTGCAAAAGATTCAGGTCGACGCACAGCAAAGGATTGATGCTGCGCGCAATGATGCTGTCAATGCTGCTGCTAAGTCTGGTAGGTTGCAGCAACAACTCGCAAACATCCGCAAGCAGCTCGTCGGATATTCCACCGCTGAGTCCATTGGCAATCCAGCCGCAGATACCGGAGTTTTGCTTGGAGACGTGCTCAGCAAATCTGTCGAAAGAAATCGACAGCTGGCAGATTACGCTGACAGGGCAAGAGAAGCAGGATTAGCGTGTGAGGCGCAGTATAATTCGTTACGTAATAAAAAAGCCCCGTGAAGGGGCTTGTGTTTAATTGGCTTGCTCTGAGATTTCTCTCTGCTTCCACATCTGCTTCAGCTGAAAATAAGTATAAGCCTCATCTCCATCTTTTGCGTTACGTTCCATTTCCTCGCACCATGCCGATGGTTTTGGTGGCTCACTCTGCTGGTGATGCTGTTGGTTCATCAGCGGACTCCTCTATTTGCTTGCGCTCCCTCTCTACTTTTGATGTGAATTTAGCTACATTGCCATCGGCGCTATGCTCAACTCGAACGTTGTAGCCATCAACAGCAGTGAATGCCAAGTCACCAGCCTCCCCCGTGCAACTCACCATCTCAAGGTCTATAGCTTTTGCCGGGATGCGGAATTTCACCCCTCCAGATTCAATCGTAATGTCAGGAGCCACCAGATAATGTCGGTCATTGCGCTTAAATACCAGGTCACTCCCAACATCGCTAATCAACATGCTGGCTGGTGATATTTTTTCGATTTTCATTTTACTCCTCCACAATGCGGACTAATGAGCACTCAAGATTTGGCGCATTGTAATTACCCGCCAGAAACAGCACGCTACCCGTGCTAATCAGCACCTGCTTTGCGTTCGCCTGTGACAGATTCTGCACGATGAATTGCGCCGTTTCCGTGCCGATTTTCAGGACTGCGCTACCGTCACTGTTCAGTGATACCAGTTGTGCGGATGTGTCAGCAATGTTGGTATAGTTCGCGTTTCGTTGCGCGATGGTGATGTCGCAGAATGACATTTTATGCTCCTGTAGTGATATGGATTTTGCCGTTTTCGCCATATGTTGCCGATTCGATTGTCGCAGTGATTGTGGATACTCCATCAAAAGATGCGCCGAGATTGAAGTTAACCACACCGGCAACCCTGCGTCCGTCTTGATCGACAATCATGCTTCTACCATTAATTTGCTCAACATGGAGATAAACAGGTTCATCATGTTTAGGTGGTGCCATTATTTAATCTCTCCATTCAGTTCATTAACAATTAACGTCGCATAGCCAGCAATATCCTTCCAGCTATCATCATATGTCGGGTCGCCATTCAGAATGCGTCCAATTTTGTGCTGAATCATGTCGAGCGCCTCGCGTTGGCTTGGCGTCAGATTATGCCAGCCATCCACCTCTCGCATCACATCTTTCAGCTCCTGCATGATTTCAGCACCGTCTTTGAATTTACCGTATCGGCTACCGCGTTCGGTGATGAGTTGCTCTGTTGTATCTGCTTCCGGCGCTCCAATGCATTCATTCAAGTCATCTTCATCGGTGCCTGGCTCACGGAGCGCCACCAAATCGAATAATGCCTCCTTAATGATTTCTGGCTTGGAAGTCCAAACAGGATGCTTGCATTCCTTATGCAAATACTTATGCGTAGCCTCAGTATGACCACCAACAAAATCCGCCTCACAACCCTTTCGATATTCCCACTTTTTCATTTCTCTCTCCACTTAATCATCTCGCGTCGCGGCATAGTGACGCGATTGTGTTCATCAACATTAAAATTGGCCCGAATCAAATCATACATATCATCCTTTGGCATATCAGCCAGCGCCACATAGCAACGAGCAAAGTAGCGAACATCACGGAGTGTCAGCGGCTGCCGCTTCTCCACAATGCTGGTGATAATGTCCATCGGCTCTCGTCGTGGTCTTGGCATATTTACTACTCCTTCTCGAAAAACATCTTGACGTTTCTACATCACTTAGTCAATACTTATTGACGTAGATTGTACCACAACGGAAAAGGTGATGTGGAAATGCGATACAAAGAAATAGCAGCGAGATACCAGAAAGAGGTGCGCGAGGTTATGGAAATCCTTAACGTTCGCGAAGATACCATTAAGTATGTGGAAACTGCCATGTGTTCACTGGCACTTGAAGCGGAGGTTGCTGGTCGTGAAAAGGCTGACGAACTTATATCTGCGTTGCTTTATAGTTCAACCAGTAACGGTTGAAGATGAAGGTTATCTGTGCGTTGAACACGTTGTTATCAAATTCTACGGGAGAAATTACAAATGGCGCATGACGAATTATACGAAAACTCGCTAATCCAGCGGCTGAATGAAGTTGAGCGCACTCGCGAATGGCTGGAATGCGAACTGCGTGAAGTACGCAACCGCCTGCAACGCAAGCGCAGCCAGCAGAAAGATGTTATCGACTGGTCAGGTGATACGCCTAAATTTAACAACTTGGGAGAGTGGTTAAAATGAGAAAGTTCAGCACGTTAGTTGACTTGATTATCGCTGACATCAGAGAGTCCAACGCCAGAAACAAGAAGTCAAGAAATCAGCGGCAGGATATTACGTTTCGCACACTGCTTGAACAATCTATGCGCAGCAAAAAGGAGTGGAGGTACAGGCGCGACCGAGTTCTGATAAGACTGTGCAAGTTAAACATGAATAAGATACCTAAGGATATGACAAAATGAGCGCACCACACATGCCAATGATGAATGAGAACGGATTGCTTGAGTGCCCATGCTGCGCGTCCAGTGAAATTTATCTGGTTAAAACAGTAGGTGGCTGGAGTTATGTTGAGTGCGACTCATGTTTGCTAAAAACAGAGCATGGTAAGTCACCGGAATTGGCAATAAAGACATGGAATCGTCGCAACGGGCACCTCTACACCGCAGATGACTTCAATCAGGCAGCAGAGGAACGCGATTATGGACTATAAATCACAAATCATGCGCGTGATTGTTAATCATCCAGGCGCAACGCGTGCATATATTGAGAAGCATTGCGGCGGTAAGCATTCAAGCACCACAACGCATCGTCTACATGAGATGCTTGCTCTTGGATTAATTCGCCGCGAGAAGTCAGTTATTCGTGGTGGCAAGTGGCAGTATAAATATTTCATCTCTGATGATGCGGATGGTATTGATGATGCGATTAAGTGCCATTTGCTTGATAACGCTGGCGCTGAGGTGAAAGAAATCAGCTCCGTCACTGGCATTGATTACCGAATCGTGAAAAGCCGCATCCGCATTATGTTTCATAACGGTGATGTGACGAGAAGTTATGACCACCACAAGAAGCTATGGCGCTACTCATGGCAGGAGCATGAAGTAAACGTGAGCAATATGTTTAATTCACTTCTTCGCAGCGCAAGAGGTTATCATGGGGAAAGCCAAGCGTAAGAAACAAGAATATGAGCTATTGCCACCATGCGAAATGTCAGGAATACCGCAGCATGAGGATGTGATTCTCACCGAGGCTGAGTGGCGAAAAGTAGCAAGGGTGCAAATCATGTTCCGCAAACTTGCTGAGGACGTACTAAATGAGATGGGTTATTAAGCACAAATCTGGCAGAACTCTGTTTATGACATCAGATGAGTTTATCGCCAATAACCGTAGAAAGATGGGCTGGATAGTGGAGAAGGTGGAGATGACGAGTAGAGAGCGGTTTGAAAAGTGGTTCAATAAAAGAAGCAACTGGAAAATAACTCCATCAATGAGAAAGAAAGATGGATATGTTGGTAACCCATCTGCGCAAAGCAAATGGGAAGTTTGGAAGGCATCACGCGAAGAAATTGAGATTCAAGCGTGCCCATGCCCAAACGATCATGGTCCAAATGTTGATGACCATTATCGCGAGCAAATTAATAACGCAGGCTTAAAGGTGAAAAAATGATTATCCAACTAAACGACATTATGAAAGCAGACATCATTCAGCTTGAAGATTATGACATGCAACTGGCATTTGAAATCGAAACCGTTGAGCGTCAACTGCAGTATGCGGATAAGAAGAATGACCGCGTCTGGCACGAGAAGGCACTTAAGGCACGCGACCACATGAAGCGCACGCGAACACTTATTAAAACTCGTCTTGATAAACTGTATTACGGCGAGGAAAGAATGATTCACGGCGCAATTCTGGCGCAAATCCGGAAGGAAATGCCGATTGGCAAGTTTATGTCATACGTGCATCGCGCAAAGCAGGAGGCTGGGTTATGATTCCATTGCTTTGGATATTATCAGCATACGCATTCGCGAGAGTATTTGAGGCTGATACTCTGTACCAGATGATTTGCTATGGCGCTCTGTTCTGTCTTTCAGGTGCCGCACTTGCATTCATGGATGATGTGATTTCAGACTAACACCGTATATCTTTTGTTCATCATGGGCTGCTATCATTTAATCAGGAGGTAGCCCATGAACATAATCCCTATCACTTACTTTCTCACGCTCTACGCACTCACTGATTCGCCATTGTTTGCACTGGCTACCGCCTCATGGTGCTATATCTCCCTGTGTTATAATTCGACCACAAACTAACCGTGGAGCTACGCGATGAATAGGCTGCAAGTTAACGTGCTCACCACTATCAATTCTGCGAGCAATATTAGTGAGCAGGTGATTGATGGCGATATGCACTATGTTATAAAAAATGTCACCCCTCTATGCGACGACATAGTGATGAACGGTGGCCTGTACCCGGCGGAAGAGATACGCAATAGTTATCATGGGCTAAATGGAAACCCAGCCCCATACAACCACCCAATGGTTGATGGTTCTTTCGTCTCAGCACACAATATTCGGGCGGTAAACCAGTATCATGTTGGCGCATGGATAGAGAATGCCTCTCATGATGGTGGCAAGGTACTTGTTGACCTGAAGGTGAACAAAGTTATCGCCGAACGCTCAGAGAAAGGTCAGGAGTTGCTCGGTCGCATTGAGGCTCTGATGAACTCCGCTGAAGACGCAGAGCCAATTCACGTATCCACTGGCTTATTGCTCAATCGCGAAGCTGCGGAAGGCACAAGCAAAGGCAAAAAATACTCATGGATTGCACGCAATATGGAGTGGGATCATCTCGCCATCCTGCCTCCGGGAGTGCCGGGAGCCGGAACGCCAGAAGATGGTGTGGGAATCTTTGCCACCAACGGCGAGCAAATCGAACGCATCACCGTAAACCTTGAGGATTCAACCATGCCAGACGAAAGCGCCAACAAGATTAATTATAAATCGTGGCTACATAAGGCTATCAACTACATCACCAACAAATCAGACCTGTCATTTGAGAATATCAGTGAACAGATACGCCAGATTCTGAAAGCTGAAGTAGGTGAAGATGTGTGGCCTTACATCGTGGCTGTGTACGACGACCGTGTCGGGTTTGAAATCAAAGGCCAGATTTTTCAGCAGTTCTACATCGCTGAAGATGATGTGGTAAAATTGGTCGGTGAGCGGGTCAAGGCTGTTTATAAGACTGAACTTGAGCCGGTAAAATCAACTGAAGGGGAAATCTCAATGACGAACGAGGAATTACAGGCGGCAGTAGCGGAAGCTACCAAGTTGGCCGTTAATGAAGCCCTCAAACCGGTTCAGGAAAAGCTTGATTCCGTCACTGCTGAACTGACCGATGTTAAAGGCAAGCTCGCAGCCAACGCCGAGCAGGAAGAAACCGCGATGCGTGCTGCTATCATCGATGAACTGAAACTGCCGGAATCCGCTGTGAATGCGCTGAAAGGCGAAGCACTGCGTGAAACCTATGCGCTGACCAGTAAACCTGCCGCGCTGAAAGGTGGCTTCCAGCCGAACCACGCTGATGACGATTTTGATATGGAGGCACCTGAATAATGGCTACTATCCGTTATGGCACCATCATTGGTGGCCCAGCTCGCAAGAACGACCCGCAGATTCGCGAAGGCATCATGAATGCCGCATTGCAGCCGGGCGCACTGGTTGATTTCAATGCCGATGACAAAATCATCGCGCACGCTACCGCTGGCGGTCAGGGTTTCCCTTACGTGCTCCAGCACAACTACATCGGTGGCGGTGATGTATCTGAGTCAGTTCCGGCTAATGCTACTGGCATGGCTGTGCAGTGCGAATTTGGCGTCACCTATCATGCGCTGGTTGCGCAGGGTTCCGCGCTGAAAAAAGGCACTCCGCTGGCAAGTAATGGTGCTGGTGCGCTGAAAATTGCAGTAGACGGTGAAAATATCCTGTTCTACTCCTATGAAACTTACACCGTTGCCTCTGACGGCGCTGAACTGGTTGCAGTTCGTCGTGCTGGCAATGCTTCCATGCCTGCTGGAGCTTAATAATGGAAAAGATTATTTTTACCAAAGACTTGGTAGCCAACTCCGCAGTAGTGGCTGACCAGTGGAAACATCTGACCATCGACCGTAAGGTGTTCTGCAATGCAGAAGCTGAGCTGGCGAAAACCTACGGTGTGAACGCCACCGCGCTGGTAACGAAAGACTACTGGCGCGACGTGGATAGCGTCACCACCCGCGTTTTCCGTAACGAAGCTGGTCAGGACATGATGGCTGACCTGATGGGTATCGCAGCAAACATCAACATAGGTAAGACTGTGGCAATCAGCCGCATTGCTTCCGATGCTGGTAAGGTAGTCCGCACACTGTCTGGTCAGGAGCCGGAAGACTTGGATAAAACTCGCTACGATTACACTGGCGATGTGATTCCAATCTTCAAAACTGGCTACAGCCGCGAATGGCGCGAACTGCTGGGTATGCAGTCTGAAGGTTTTGACCCACTGCTTGACGATCAGGCTAACGTCACCTTTAACCTGCGTTCCGATATGGCGCAGTACCTGCTGACTGGCGACCAGACTCTGAATGTGAACGGCGTTTACACTGGTTACGGTATCACCAACCACCCGAACACCGTTCAGGTTAACCTGAACGCTTCCGGCGGCCTGAATATCGACCTGCAAACCGCGACGCCAGACGAAATCGTGACCTTCTTCAATCAGGATTTCCAGGCTATTCTGGATGCGCAGAACGTATTTGAGCAGGTGACTCTGTGGGTTTCCCCGGCAGTGCGCCGTAGCTTCATGCGTCCGTATTCTAATGCGGCTGGCTTCAAAGGCGGCACGGTTGAGCAGTACATCACTCAGTTCGGCAATGGTCGTATCGGCAAGATTGGCACCAACTTCCTGCTGACTGGTAACCATTTCGTTGGCTACGTTCGCAACGACATGTACATCCGTCCGCGTGTTGCTCAGCCTGTTTCCACCTATGCGGCAGCCCGTGCTAACCCGCACGATAACTTTAACTTCCTCGTGTGGTCGGCTTTTGGTCTGCAAATTCGCAAGGATGCCACTGGCAAATCCAGAGTATTCAACGGCTACGGCACGCAAACTCCGGTGTAATAAAAAAAGGGGCGAAAGCCCCTTTATGAATTGAGGTGAATAATGGCTAAATACGAAGTCATCGCACGCGGAATCTTTGTTAAGGAGAAAGGCAAGATTCGTGAGTTACAGCTTGGCGAGGTGATTACCGAACCAGCTGATCATCTGATGTCAAAGCTGCGCGTTATGCCAGAGCTGGAAAAGTCTTTCGAAGTCGCAACCCCACAAGAAAAGACGACAAAGAAAAAGAAAGCAGAGTAAACTGAACCCGCATTATGCGGGTTTTTTATTGGGGGGGTTCTATGGCTATCAGGTACGAAATAAACACAACTCCGGCTGATGGAGAGGTTTTGCTTAGCGAAACCATGTCAGCAGACTGGTCAGCACTGCAGGTACAGATTGTGCCGCTAAATTCCTCCGGTGGCTATGAGCCATTAACAAGCGGGGCTGTTTCCGTAATGGTATCGCCGTTTGCGTCTGGTGATTTCTGGATTTACGTCAACAATAATAATTATTATGGCGTGGCGCTGCGACTGAAGGTGATTAAGTCACAAATACCAGCTGGCATTGCATCCATGAAAGTCCTGGTATGGCGATCTGCCACATCAGTACCATCAAGTCAGGTTGTCGCGCAGTCCTATGCAGAGTTTGCTAACAAGCAAGGGAAGTTATTCACCGCATCGCGTCGCGTGACTGACGTTGCTGGCGGAGCTAACCTTGACAGCATTTTTATTACCGGCTCAAAACAGGTCGTTTTTAATCAACGCATCATCGGCTACACCGGTAAGGGTGTCGTAGCGTCAATCTACCGTGGAGCTGTAGCCACTGGCGGCACTGCTGCGGAGATTAATAACCCAAATGACATAGCGTCGCATACTGCAACGGCGCAGCTTCTGACTGGCTCTACGATCACAAGTATTGGGCAACTGACGGTGGCGGCGACGTACAGTGAGGGCAACGCATCGAATCAGGGTCAGGGTAGCTCGCAGGCGAAACTCGGCGAGCAGATTATCATGGCACCAAATACGACGTATTTGCTTCGCATAACATCACTGGATACTGCGGTGCAGAATATCAATGCGTATGTCTCGTGGTTTGAGGATGATACTTATCTGGCGTGATAAAAGAAAAGCCCCGTAATGGGGCTTTTGATTGCTATAGCCGCATTGGCATAACAACAATCTTTGCAGTCTCACCAGTTGGCGCACTAAGGCAGCAAACTGCGGCATCTGTGTTTCCATTCAGTTCAAATTTGACACCACAGAATTTTGGATTAAACAGCTTCGCAACTTTCTCAATATCCACAAGGTAACCAGCATTAAAGCCAATTTCCTCTGCTGCTTTTGTTTCCTTCGGTATCACGCGATCAATATCAGGGAATCTTCCATCAATCTCTTCACAGATGTCAGCACCAACCATCACACCAGCTTCATCATGATACGTTGCAATTTTTGACTTAGTATCAATGATGGCGTACTCATAACGTTTTGTTGGAGATTTGCCAATCTTGATAATCACATTTTCTGTCAGCTTATTGTCATGACTGCTGCCAATAAATGCACGATGACCATCAGTTGATGCAACACGACCATCTGGCATAAAGCAGATACCGTTCAGGTAATATCGCACATCATTGCGCGCCTGAAAGATTAATGCTGATTCAAGTAATAATTTGCTTATTTTTAGTTTCATCACTTCACCTTAATCATGTGTTGTTTTGCAACCTTCAGGCATTCTTCAAAAATACCACCCTTCTTTGTGCTCTGATTGCGCTTGTAATACTGAATTGCCGCATCAATTGCCATCTGGTCAATGTCAGGCATCTTGTTGCGGAGTTGTTTTTCGATGAATTGTTCAGCGTTCATTATTCTCGCCTGTCATAAATTCAATGAATTGCTTTGTGCACTTCAGGCAAAGCCACTTGCATTCCTGAATGTTAATCCCTCCGCAGTCTTGGCCAATACTCCCCTTGTATGCGGCGGTAAGTTCTCCGCGCTCACCATCAATATACTCATCAGGATTTTTGGTTTCATGTCCGCATCTATCGCACTTGTGGATTGTTATGGTTATTTTGCCATCACATCTTCTCCAGAATTGCCATAACCTCGTGAATATCAGCGACAGGAATCTGGATAAATTCCTCATCCTCTGCCACCACATGACCAGCAGGAAGAATCACATGGTCAGCTGGCTTTAATAACTCAATCAGGCGGTCTACTGGCTTAATCTTTTTCGACTTCAGAACCTTCGCTGTGACCTTGTCCTTACCTTGTGCTTTGGCTTCTTCTACTGCCTCGTCGATAACTTTTACCGCATCATCGCCATGCTCGCGCGTTACAGCTACGGCATTTGCATAGCTGATTTGCCCGGCACTGATTCGAGCTTTTACTTCCGCTGGAACATCACCCAGTGACAGGTGCATCTGCACGTCAGATACTGAACGACCTACCTTTTTGGCGATTTCTTCATTCGTCCAGCCAAAGCCTTTCAGTCGCGTGTAAGCCTTCGCACGCTCAAACGGGTCAAGCTGCTTACCCTGACTGGATGACACCATGAAGGCGATTTTATCCGCCTCATCGCCAGTGAAATCCTTGCACTCAATTCGAACGATTGGCGCACCACGCTCAATGGCACGCAATGCGCCGAGATAGCGATGCTGACCATCAAGAATGCGGATTCCCTTTTCATCAGGAATAACTGTTAATGCTGGCAGTGGTTGGCCTGATTCCCAGCACTGCGCGAAATACTCCACATGCTGCTCATCTGCTTCACGGATGTTGTATCCCGGCTCCAGATAGATTTGCTCCACTGGCACGAGATAGGTTTTGTTAACAGCGATGCCGTTTCGTGTTTCTTTGTCTGAGTAAATTTTTCCGAGAGATGTCATATCTTCCTCACTTCGATAAGCAATAAAAACTAATCACGGCAACACTAATAAAGATAACCGCCAGTTGAATCTTGAACTTGAACCATCCTTTCTGGTCTTCTTTGCGGATTTCGTGGCGAATCATTTGGATTCTCCGAGGGCTTTGGCGATGGCATCTTTAGCTTTCGAGGTGTTAACGTAGACACATGCGCGAGCTTCTAAATCCAGCAGCGCTTCCAGTAATTCTGGTGCGGAGGCTATCAAAT